GGGCTGCAGCGGCTGACTCCAGACCAACCGCAATCTGCTCCTGCTCTCGCCAGCTCTCGTAGGTGTATCCATTTGCCGATCCGATCTTGCATACGGTGTATCTGCCGCACTCGCTTTGCTCGTACCACTTGCTCTTGCGAACGAAGTTCATTGGCGCTTTACGCGCTCAACCAACTATCGCCGCAAACTCCTGATCCAACACTGTGTTGTAGTCGATCGAATCCTTGCACGACTCAGGAGCGGCAACGTCATCTCGCAACCTATTGCTGCGTGCAACGAAGATGTGACGCTGGAAATCTCCAACATTGCCGACTCGACCATCCTGAAGAATTGAATCAACGGCGTACTTAACCTCCAGAGGATAGAAAAACCATTCACCACGATGGTGAAAGCGCCTAAAGGCACTATGCAGGTTCTTCTCCGCAGCGAATGCATGTCGCTCGCTGGAGCATTTCAATACCCCGCGCAGCTCTAGCTCATAAGGGCACGCACACTGCAGGTCCACAAGCCGCGCTTCAGCATCTCTAGCCTTGCCAATTTTCAACATTCGAGGTTTGCAACCGTTTGTCACGATGAAGTAAACGTTCATCCCATAGCTCCGCTTCCGCTAACCCACCACCAGATTGCTCTGGCGGTCCGCGCTCAAGGTCTGACCTGCTATACGGCTAGTGCTCGTCTCGTGAGCCAATCGCCCGCCCTAGAGATTTTGGGAATAGACCCTCGCGAGAAGATTCATTCCCAACGGCTCTAGCCCGGTGGTTTGCAGTGCTAGCCCTATCGAGGTCCCGGTCAGGGGATACCTCGCGCTCGGAACCGGCCAGGGGGCAATCCATTGCGCTTGACCCATTTGCCTTGTGGCACCGTAAGTTCGCGGCAGTGGTCTATCACCACCATCCAGCTGTGCGGCCGTCGCCCTATTGCCAGGAAGTTTCTGCGTCCAATTCCGGCCCAGCAGAAGGGCCTTGAGTCCCGATCAAACTTGAGGTAAAAGGGCAACCGTTCAGTTGCTTGTGAGAGTTGCTCTCTCTGTCCTCAAGACGCCACGGTTGGAACATCTACCACCGTGGCGTTTTCTATATCTGGGCTGCCGAAGTCTGTAGCCCAAGGGACGGCTGGCCGGGCAGGCCACCGAGACCAGCCGCTCCCACCTTCATCTGCTCTGGATTCAACCAATAGCGCTTGAAGCGCTTACCCTTCGCAGACTCCTCACGCTCGCTCTGGATGTCCCAGCCGCGCGCTATGAGTTCGCGCACTCGCTCACTGAGCCGACAGATGCCGAATTGCACTGTCGCTTCATATGTCGTGATCGTTCCGCCCTTGGCGAAGTGACGGAACAGCACGTCGAGCTGCTTCTCAGACACGGCTCACCTCGGGAGTGAAGAAAAAGGCGCGGCCCGAAGACCGCGCAAGAACCGGCGATGACCTGCGCATCGGCGTGATGCGACAGATAGGGAGGCCGGTATTCGAGAAAATCATTTGACGGCCTGCTTGGCTGCTTTCCATTCCTGCAGCTCGCCGTGAATTTGCTCAAGCAGCGCTTCGAGTCGCTGTTCCTTGCGCTCTAGCTGTTCTTGCTTCGTGATCCAGTGCAGATCAGCTTGGAGCGCGCCGCATTCGAACTCGACGAGACGCGAACGTCCGACCGCTTCATAGGCCATCTGCTTGATGGTCCACACTTCTTCATCGGTGAGTTCGTGCCGCTGCTTCGGGTTGAGCGCGTTCGCGAGCTTCCGGCCGGCTGTCTCCGGCGCGAGCTTCGGCCATAGCGTCGCGCCCACAATCTTCTCGCCGCCCGCGGCATCGACATCAGCACCGATCGCTGCGAGTCGATCGCTCGAAAGGTCTTTGAAAAGCGGGTGTTGCGTCATCTGTGTGACGCTGTGTGAAACGAAGTTCGAAACGCTTTCAGTGATTGCGGCGTAATTAGCGCCATGAACGAATACGCATCTGGCAACTGGCGCCACATCGCTGATGGATTGCCCGCGCTGCCGCATTCCGTTGCGCAGGCATCGGCTGACAAAAATATCGACGTGAGTACATGTGGAAGTTGCGTATATGTCGTACGTACGCATACTCCGCCGCTGGGGGGGCTCAACAGCTGCGGAGACAAACCACATGACAAACGGATTTCAGCGACGCTTGCGCCTCGTCGTAAGCAACAAGAACTCGGACGATTGTTCAAGCAACAGCCCTGCGCCCTTTGACCGGCATGTCAGCGACTCGGAATTTCCCCTTGCTCAGAACCTCAATCTGGAAAGCTCGGCCGTCTGGGATCTCACCGCCCCACATGGTCACGGCCTCGCGACTGCATTTCCATCCGCCAGCAGTCAGTTTTGCGGCCAACGACTCGTGCGTGCCGCCGAAGAAGTCGAGGATTTCTTGAAAGGTGATCTTTTGACGGTTGGCCATGTATCGCCGAGCGTAAGCATGCTTCCGTCTTCTGTCAAGCGACTTACTCGCACTGGCAAAGCAGCTCTGAGTAAGCTCACTTACATGACTAGTCGACGGAAGCAAAAAGACGATTGGGCCATCCAGCGCGGCGCTGCTATGCGTTCCGCCAGGCAGAGGCTTGGCAAGACGCAGCAGGAAATCGCCAATCTGATTGGCATGGACGATCGCGAGACGATCTCGCAGTACGAAAGCGGCACCATCAAGGATATCGACCCCGCCTACATCCCTAAGCTCTCGCTGGCCCTAGGAATGCCAGCGCAGCAGCTCTCCCGCACAGCCTGGAGTGCTCGAGATGAGGCCGCCGACTTGAAGATCAGCACGGTGGCGCGACAGCTCGCCTACAACTTCGACAAGCTCCCGCTAGCAGTCCAGAATCAGATTCGCGATGCTGTAGCGAATTACGAGCGATTGGTAAAGGCACACGGCAAAGAAGCTGCCGACACCCTTCTCACGCCGCAGATCGCGGCAGAACCGCACAAGCGACGCAGCAAGTCTGCCTAGCGCAGCCACAGGGGCCAACGGATGGCCCTTTTTTTCACTCCGATGCGTAAGCCGCTTGACATCTGTCGTAAGCGTGTTTACGCTCGTGTCCAAGGTAGCGAGACACAGGCAGATCGGGAGATGAGCATGGATATCGAACAGCAGCAGCAAGACGACCGCCGCGACTACGCCGCGATGTTGGATCTAGCGCATCAGGTTGCGCTTACTCCAACCGAACGCCAGTGGTACCGAGCCACTCGCGGCATGTTCACGCATGAGGCGTGGGATCTCATCTAAGCCGCGCACAAATCAGGACGTGAGCAGCATGGGCATCGAACCAGACGAGATCTGCGACAGCGGTCCAGCCAAAGGCCACCGCTACAGCTGCCACGTCTTCATGTGCGCAGGCGGCTGTGGTCTGCCGGCCGGCTACTGCGATTGCGACAAGGCAGATCGCGAACGAGAGCAGCCCAGTGAATGACGGCCTACTACAACGAGATCGATCCAGGCGCTGCTGCGTGGCTGCGCGAGCTCATCAAAGCCGGAGTGATTGCTGATGGACACGTTGACGAACGAGACATACGAGATGTTCGACCGAGCGACCTCGGCGGATACACGCAGTGTCACTTCTTCGCCGGCATCGGAGTATGGAGCTACGCACTACGCCTCGCCGGCTGGCCCGATGATCATGCGGTCTGGACTGGCTCATGCCCCTGCCAACCTTTCAGCGCGGCAGGCAAAGGAGCTGGGTTTGCTGACGAGCGGCATCTATGGCCTGCCTGGTTCCATCTCATCGAACAGCGCGGTCCTGGCGTCATCTTTGGCGAGCAGGTTGCGAGTCCTGACGGCCTCGTGTGGTTCGAGCTTGTTTCGTCTGATCTGGAAAGAACGGGCTATGCCGTCGCACCGAACGATATATGCGCTGCGGGCGTCGGCGCTCCGCACATCAGGCAGAGACTTTGGTTCGTGGCCGACGCCGTGCGCGAACCCGGCGAACGGCGAGCCGGAAGCTTTCTTGGAGCGCAAGCGCCGAAGCATAGCGCGCGGAGCAAACATGGGCGTGAGTCTCACGGATCTGCAGATGATGGCGAAGCTGGCTCATTGGCCCACACCGCTCCAGGCGGACGGCCGTGGCTCAGCGGGAGCCAACAAACGCGAGCTCCCGAATATCGCGAAGCTTTCGAGCTGGCCGACGCCACGAATGAGCGATGCGGAGAAAGCCGTGCGGACTCTGGATGGCTCGCTCAGGGAGATCTCCCGCAAAGGCTCGCCACAGGATTTGTGCCAGGCGGCCATGTTAACGGCTTCTGGCAAAACGCCGACTGGATCTACTGCCGGGACGGCAAGTACCGGCCAGTTGAACCCGGCTCATTCCCGTTGGCTCATGGGGCTCCCGCCCGTGTGGGACGACTGCGGGGTTACGGCAATGCAATCGTTGCCCCGCTCGCGGCGGAGTTCATCCGCGCGTACATGAGCATCAACTCCTAGAGCGAGAGCGCGATGAAGCACGCACCCAACTGGAATGGAAACGACTACACGCTTTGCGGCCTAGCTCATGAGGCACACGAAGACGGCGTGAACGACGAAATAGTTGAGACGGCTAGGAACGGCGAAACGGTCGAGTGCCTGGACTGCTGCTCAGTCATCAAGCATTGCCACCAGTATTTTCAGAGCAATGCCATCGCCGGCCTGTTCCGTGTTCGGAAGCCTCGCGTTCGAAAGAGCAGCTAACCATCAGGAAGAGAAGCAAATGCGCACGGTTTGGAAATACCAGATGACGACGGTCGAGAAGGCGATCGTCATGCCGGAAGGCGCGAAGATCGTTCACTTCGACATACAGCTCGGCTGTCCAACTTTCTGGGCCGAGGTCGAGACTGAAGCCAAGCCTCAGCGCCGGCACTTCTGCATCTTCGGCACGGGCGAGAAAGTCAGTTTCGAATTCAACACTCATCGCGGAACGTGCCTCGATCGTGAGTACGTATGGCACTTGTTCGAGAACACGATCCCGGCGAGCAGCTAACACGAACGGAGCGAACGCACATGAACAAGGCCGAAGCAATCAAACAACTCGGAGAAGCACTGCGCGTAGCGGATCTTCCGAACCCGAAAGATCGGCTCGCAGCATACGAGAAGGATGCGAGCGGGAACGTCATCACTGCGGACATGGCTTTTCGCGTTGGCTACATGAAAAGCCAGA